AACATACATAGACAGAGATGGTGTTTTGCAGACTGCTGAATTGTATAATCTTATACCTTACTCTGAAGACTTTACTCAATGGGCTATAACTGCAAGTGGTACAACTTTAAGTGAAAGTTTAGTTATTTCTCCTGATGGACAAAAACACGCTTACAAATTAGAATCTGATGGAAGTAATTTATTTGCAAGATTGACACAATCTATAAGTCTGACTAATGGAAATAATGTTTTTTATTCTATTTATGTAAAGCAATCGGGAACACACAATGATGCATATATAAGATTAGATGGAACTGGTATTGACGGTTCACAAAATAACGCCACATATCAATTTGATTTTAGTACTGAATCTATTTCTAATCGGGCGGGTGGAGATGCAGTTAGTACGCTTGTTCAAGATGTAGGAAACGGATGGTATAGAATTGGTATTGAAGTTTCGAACACAACAATAACACTTGCACAGATATACCCCGCATTTAATGATGCTAATGGTGGCGAAATTTTAATCTTTGGCGCACAACTTGTCGAAGGCACACAAAGAGCATACCAATACACAAACGGCTTACAAGGTTTACCAAGAATAAGTTATGAAAATGGGGTGGGGCATTTGCTTTTAGAGCCGCAAAGGAGTAATCTATTATTGCAGTCAAATTCTTTTGATACGAGTTGGACAACAAGCAGTTCAAGTATTACAAGTGGACAAAGTGGTGTATATGGGACAAATAATGCTTGGCTTTTAGAAAAGAGTGATACAAATGGTAGAGTTTTTCAAAATATTTCAACCAGCGGTGTACAAACATTTAGCGTTTATGCTAAAGCAGCCGTAAATGATTGGGTTTTTTTGCTTGTAAATGGCGGTGCAAATCCAGCTGCGTGGTTTGACTTATCTACTGGTTCTTTAGGTACGGCTATTGGAGGCATAATAAACCACAACATTTCTGATGTTGGAAATGGATGGTATAAAATTTCCATAACATTTGACGAAACAATATCAAGAGTTCGTATTTATGTAGCAGATGCAGATAATGATACAAGCGCAACAAGCGGAAGCATATACATTCAACACGCTCAACTTGAGTCAGGAAGTTACCCTACATCGATAATAGAAACCACAACTACATCCGTAACAAGAAACGCAGATGTCTGCAACAATAGCGGTTCAGCACAAGACTTTAATTCAGAGGAAGGGGTGTTGTATTTTGAAGGTGCTGCACTTACTGATGGTGATATAAACAGAAATTTAACCATTACAGCTGGTGCTTTTGATAACATTGTTGTTTTAAGACTTACTGATCAAGTTGGCCGTATGCAAGGATTTCTAAAAAGTGGCGGTGGCACAACTTATTCTTTATCTGTTCTTGGTCAAGACCAAACCGACAATAATAAAATAGCATTAGTTTATAAAGCATCTGAATTTTCAATGTGGCTTAACGGAAGTAAAGTTTCTACCGCCTCACCTACTGCAATGCCAATAGGATTAAATACACTTGCATTTGATTGGGTAGGTAGTGGTAATTTCTACGGAAAAGTAAAAAACCTACAAGTATTTACAGAGGCGTTATCTTTTAGGGAATTAAAAGAATTAACAGGTGGCGTGTGGGGTCCATATCTTTTGGATAACTATACTGGAGCTGCGGCGGCCTACTCATTAAGACAGTTAAATTCAGACACAACAAATGTTATCAGGGTAAGACGTTCAAGCGATAATGCAGAGCAAGACTTTACTGCGGCAGAGGTTTCAGATGGTACATTAGAGAGTTGGGTAAATGCGGAAGTTGTAACATATAGCACTGATTTTAGTGTAAATGATTGGAGTCTTAGAGCAGATGCAGGATCACTTGAAATAGTTAATGGAGTGTTAGCATTTCAAGGAACAGCATCTGATTTAGTGTACGCAAATAAAACTTTACTGCAAATAGGAAACGACTATAAAGTAACATTTAGAATAAGAAAAACAGTAGAAGGTAGCGGTTTTATACAAGTTTGGTTTGGTTTAAATACCGTAACCATACCAAATCCAACTACAGAATGGCAAACTGTTACAGTATCAGGCACTTGCACAAGTAATAATAGTTTATATATTATATTTAACAATACAAGTATTGGCGGAGAAATTGATGATTTAGTGCTTACCCAAACAACCGCAGACGGACTTGTAACAACTTGGTATGACCAAGCGGGTTCTAACAATGTCACACAAGCAACCGCGTCAAGTCAGCCTAAAATTGTTGATTCAGGGGTGTTGGTTCGTCAAGGTGGAAGGGCGAGTATTAGTTTTGATGGGACTGACGATGTTTTGACGCATTCTTTCGCCTCATCTATTTCTCAACCTACTTATTGGTTTGTTACCCATAATTTCCATTCTACACCCGCAATATATGATGGGATTATTGGTAACATTAGTGGAGACCCCGAACATAGATTGATTTTAAATGCTTCTTTGTCGTATATTTTACAAGCGGGAGGAAGTATTGCTTATAATAGCTACCAAACTAATCAATCTTTGATAACCTATAAAATAGATAGCGCAGATGAAAGGTTTTATTTTAATGGAACGGAGGAAAATGCATCAAGTGGAGTGGGAATTGGTTCTGAAGTTTTGGAAAGTATTGTCTTGGGAGGTCTAACTCAAACAACTGGTCAAACACCAATTAAATTCCAAGAGATAATCTTATACCCATCCGACCAATCTTCCAACAGAGAGGACATAGAAACAAACATCAACGACTATTATAATATTTATTAATATGTATTATACAAGCACAAATCAAAACGAATTAATCACTTATGTTGAAAGAGTCAATATTGGTGAGAATTACAGCGGAACAACCACGACTTGGGCAAATGTTATTAAACACTACAACCAAGACTTATGGGCGGTTAAAGTGAACCCCAAATATGAAGAAGAGCTTGACACATTAGAAATCCTTGAAGGATGGTACGAACCACAAGAAATTTAAAGATATGAAGTTAGCTAAATATGAGTTCCCTGATGCTACAGTTGCACAGGTAAATATTGATGCCCTTGGCACAGCCACGGATGAAGATGGTAATACATACCCAACCCACAGAAATGGTATAGTGAAACTAGGTAATATAGTGATCACACCAGGAGAGTATGACGAGGAAGGTAACGAGACTGTTGCCCCTGTACTGTCTGATAAGTATCACGTGGATGTTTGCTGGGTGGATTTAAAAGACACAGTAGACGAAGACGGTAACCCTGTCTACGCAACTCACCCTGGTGATTGGGGTAACTTTGCCGTGGATGTTCCAGATAATGGTATACACTCTTTTATGGGTATGAATTACGCTGACCACAAGTTTATTACAGAATAAGTAATTAAACACTTTAGCGTGTAATAATATAAATACAAATCACTTAAATTAAATAAAATGAAAATTACAGAAGAACAATTAAAAAAACTTAACGAGCAACAAGGTTTATTAGGCGAAATTTTAAATCGCATTGGTATTATTGAAACCGAAAAACACGGTTTATTACACAAGGTTGCAGAGGTGAATAAAGAAATCGAAGATACTAAAGCTGAACTAGAAGAACAGTATGGCGCAGTAACTATTGATTTAAAAACTGGTGAATACGAGCCAATTAAAAAAGAAGAAGATAATGCAGTCGAACATAAGGAAGATTAGCATTGGCGCTGATTATAAAAACGATGCCATGCACTATTCCATAGGGCAAACTGTTTACGGGGGACATGAGATAGCTTATATTCTTTTTGATAATAATGATAATTCATATAATATTCATATAAAAAAAGGAAACGAAGTAATGCCTTGGAAAAAGTTTAATTCCAATATGGCTATTTCAGTTGAATATGATCTTGAATACTAATGAATAGTTTATATGATTTTATTGTTAAACCTTATGATGAAAAACGTTATGATAATTCAATCAAGGTTGGCAATACAGAATTAGTTTTAAATACTAAAATTGAGTCTTTTAAATCTGTAAATAATATAGCTGAAGTTGTAGCTGTGCCTTTAGCATTTAAAACAGACATTAAGGTGGGTGATAAAATTATAATTCATCACAACGTGTTTAGAGTTTTTTATGATATGAAAGGTAAAAAGAAAAACAGTAGGTCTATGTTTATAGACAATATGTTTTTTGTAGCTTTGGATCAGATATATATGTATGGAGATTTTGGTAATTGGAAAGCTTTTGGTGACAGATGCTTTATAATGCCACTAAAAAATAATGACTCTCTAACGCTTGATAAAGAAAGAAAGCTTATTGGTATACTAAAGTATGGTAATAAGTCCTTAGAAGCGCTTAAAATAAGTCCTGGTGATCTAGTTGGGTATACTCCTTATGGAGAATTTGATTTTATCGTGGATGATCAGCGATTATATTGTATGAAATCAAATGATATTGTAATTAAGTATGAGTACCAAGGAGACGAAATTGAAAATAATCCAAGCTGGGCGAAGAGCAGTTGAGGAATTAATTAAGGTAGCAGAAGAAAAGATCGTTGACTCAGGTGATGATATTTCTGACAGACTTAAGAATGCTGCCGCTACTAAAAAATTAGCAGTATTTGATGCTTTTGAAATTCTAAATAGAATACAAGAAGAAGAGAATATGCTAAATGATAAGCCAAAAGAAGAACAACAAGTAAAATCTTTTAAAGGTTTTGCTGAAGGTAGATCAAAATAATGTATCAGCAAAGTTTATATAAAATTGTAAAAGATCATATTAATCCTAAAGTTATTAGTAAACTAAATCGCTACAATAAATGGAAATATGGATATAATAAAGACCATGATGTAGTTGTAATTAGTAAAACTGGTAAAATAGGTGAGATATATGAAATACAAGGTTTAACTATTGCTTTACCAGAAGAAAATAACGTGCACGAGTTTGACTCTAATAAATGGGAGTATACAGAATATCCTAAAGAGTTAAGCAAAATAAAAACTGTTTTTGACTGGAGAGAATATCCTCCGGAGTTTCAAGAAAAGTGGTACGATTATATTGATAATGAGTTTAAACGCCGCGATGAAGGTTTTTGGTTTTACAACAACAACAAACCAACTTATCTAACCGGAACTCATTATATGTATTTGCAATGGAGTAAAATTGATGTTGGTAAACCAGATTTTCGCGAAGCAAATAGACTATTTTTTATATTTTGGGAAGCTTGTAAAGCAGATACGCGATGCTACGGCATGTGCTATCTTAAAAACCGCCGTTCTGGTTTTTCATTTATGGCTTCCGGCGAAGTAGTTAACTTGGCAACAATATCAAGTGATAGTCGCTACGGTATATTATCAAAGTCCGGTCCTGATGCTAAAAAAATGTTTACAGATAAAGTAGTACCAATATCTGTTAACTATCCTTTCTTTTTTAAACCAATACAA